GAGGCAATCACATTGTCAGGCCAATTGTCTATTCAATGGATTGGAAATAGATTAAATGAATTAATTAATAAAGTAACTAATTCAGATAATAAGGATTTTATCATTGCATCAGACACAGATTCAATTTATCTTAAAATTGATGATGTCGTAAATCAATATGCATCTAATAAATCAATTATAGAAAAAATTGATTATATTGATTCATCATCTAAAAATATCATTTTGCCATATATTGAAAAGCAGTTCGACAGTCTAGCAAATATGATGAATGCATTTGAAAATAGAATTGTTATGGCAAGAGAAGTTATTGCAGACAAGGGTGTATGGACTGCAAAAAAGAGATATATGTTAAATGTCTGGGATTCAGAAGGCGTTCGTTATAGTCAACCTAAACAAAAAATCATGGGAATTGAAACTTCACGATCATCTACTCCAGAGGTTGTTCGTAAAGAATTAAAGAATGCCATCAGCATTATTCTCAACAAAGATGAAAATGAATTGATTGACTTTGTTGCAAAATTCAAATCTAAATTCATGAAAATGAGTGTAGAGGAAATTTCTTTTCCACGTAGTGTAAATGGACTTGATAAGTATAGAGATTCTTCTCAAATTTATAAATTGAAGACTCCTATTCAGGTAAAGGCTGCTTTGTTGTATAATCATTACATCAAGGAAATGAAATTGAGTATGAAATATACTAAAATTTCAGAAGGTGAAAAGATTAAATTTGTATATCTTAAAAAGCCCAATCCATTGGCAGGAACACAGGGAGAAGATTGTGTAATTGGATTCCCGAATAAAATGCCAAAAGAGTTTGATCTTGACAAATTTATTGATCGTGAAAAACAATTTGAAAAAGCATTTCTTGATCCACTGATAAAGATTCTAGATATCATTGGATGGAAGGCAGAAAAAACAAACACTCTAGAATCACTTTTTATATGAGGTAAAACATGTCTGATTTTTTAAGCAAAATGATTAAATCTTCTGGTAATAAATTCGCATCTATCGTTGATGATGGTCTTGATGGAAGCGATGTTACTGGTTTCACTGATACTGGTAGTATGATGCTAAATGCACTTCTGTCAGGATCACTTTATGGTGGTATGGCAAACAACAAAATCGTAGCATTGGCAGGAGAAGCCGCCACTGGTAAAACTTATTTTACCATCGGTATTCTTTCAAAGTTCCTTCAAGATAATCCTGAAGGCGTTGTAGTATACTTTGATACAGAACAAGCAGTGACATCTGATATGTTCAAGAGTCGTGGTGTTGATCCTAAACGTGTTGCTGTATTTCCTGTAGCAACAATCGAAGAATTTAGATTCCAATCAATTAAAATCGTAGATGATTATTTGAATGAAGAAGAATCTAATAGGAAGCCTATGATGATTGTTCTTGATTCTCTTGGTATGTTGTCAACCTCTAAAGAAATCAATGATACAACAGAAGGTAAAGAAGTTCGTGATATGACACGTGCTCAAGTTATCAAGTCTACTTTCCGAGTCTTGACTCTAAAACTTGGAAAGGCAAAGATTCCAATGATTATGACTAATCATACGTACTCCATCGTGGGTGCTTATGTTCCTACCTCTGAAATGGGTGGTGGTACAGGTCTTAAGTATGCTGCATCAACAATTGTATATTTGAGTAAGAAGAAGGATAAGGATAGTGAAGGTGATGTTGTTGGTAATATCATTAATTGTAAGTTGTATAAATCACGCTTCACTAAAGAAAATAAAACTGTTTCGGTTAAACTGAATTACGAAACTGGTCTTGATCGTTATTATGGATTAGTTGACCTTGCTCTTGAATCTGGTGTCTTTACAAAGACAAGTACTCGTATTACACTACCAGATGGAAGCACTGCATTTGAAAAGAACATCTACGAAAATCCAGAAAAGTATTTCACAAAAGAAGTTCTAGAAAAATTGGAAAAAGCAGCAAGTAAAGAATTTAAATATGGCTCAAGTGAACTTTGAAAAAATCATCTTACATAATCTAATTAAAAATGAAGTATATTCACGAAAGATTACTCCATTTTTATCTAAGGATTATTTTCACAATCGTATAGATAAAATTCTATTTGGAATCATTACAGAATTTATTCTACAATATAACAATTTACCATCAAAGGATGCTTTGTTGGTTATTGTAGATAAGAATAAGTCATTGAATGAGGATGATCACGATAAGATTCTTGAATTGATATATGAAATTGATCAGACAAGAGAAGAGTCTGATTTAACATGGTTGTATGAAGAGACAGAAAACTTCTGTAAAGAGAAGGCAGTCTATAATGCGATCATGGAATCTATCCATATCATCGATGGGAAAAAGGAAACACCTAAAACGGCTATCCCAGATATTCTCTCGAAAGCACTGGCAGTATCTTTTGATTCTCATATTGGTCATGATTATTATGAGGATTATGGAAAGCGATTTGATTTTTATCACACAGAAGAAAAACGAATTGCATTTGATCTAGAATATTTTAATATGATCACACGGGGTGGTATGCCTTCAAAAACACTATCTGTCGTCATGGCAGGAACTGGTGTGGGTAAATCATTGTTCTTGTGTCACCATGCTGCTAATTGTCTGAAGAATCATCAAAATGTGTTGTATATCACATGTGAAATGTCAGAAGAAAAGATTGCAGAACGAATTGACGCAAATATTCTTGATATTACTATGGACGAATTAAAAACCCTACCATTACAACTTTATGAGAAGAAAATTCAGAATGCTTGTTCTGGGGTTAAGGGTAAATTAATTATTAAAGAATATCCAACAGCAACCGCAAGTGCAAATCATTTTAGATTTCTATTGGATGAACTTTGGTTAAAGAAAAAATTTAAACCAGATGTTATATTTATTGATTACTTAAATATTTGTGCGTCATCACGAATCAAGGGTGGTTCTAATGTAAATTCTTATACTTATGTAAAAGCAATTGCTGAAGAATTACGTGGTATTGCAGTTGAGTATAATGTACCGTTATTTACAGCCACACAGACAAATCGTGATGGATATTCTAATAGTGATCCTGATCTTACAAATACTTCTGAATCTTTTGGTCTTCCTGCAACAGCAGATTTTATGTTTGCTTTAATTAGCACAGAAGAACTAGAAGAAATGAATCAAGTAATGGTAAAACAATTAAAGAACCGTTATAATGATACTTATCAGAATCGTAAATTTATCATTGGAATCAATCGACCAAAGATGAAATTGTTTGATGTTGAAAAATCAACAGCTGTTGTAATGAAGAAAAAAGAAACTCCTGATACTTTCTTTATAGAAAAACCAAAAAAGCCATCATTGAATAAAACAAATGTTTCTGAATGGAATTTCTGATGTCAATATTTGTTGATAAAAAATATATTAATTTAATATCTGGTCACTTTGAAAAATTTAAATGGAAAAGTGATAAGTTAGCAAATTGTAGATGTAAATTTTGTGGTGATTCAACCACAAACAAAAATAAGGCACGTGGTTATTTTTATGTAAAAAATAATAGTTTTTTCTACAAGTGTCATAATTGTAATATTGGTTATAGTCTTTATAGCATAATCAATGAAGTCTCACCATCATTGAGTAAAGAATATAACGCAGAAAACTTTCTTGAAAGAAATAATTTTAAGAAAGATACTGTTCGTGTAGAAATTCCAGCCCCCATTGAGATTAAACATCATTTAAATATTATTCCAATCACAGAACTGGAAGAATCCCATAAGGCAAGGAAATTTATTCAGGACAGAAAGATTCCAGTAGAACATTGGAAAAATATCGGATTTGCAAAGAATTTTGCAAAAATTGCAGAAGAATTCGATTCGTCATATAAAAATAGATTTGCTGATGAAGAAAGAATCATAATTCTTATTCGTAGTCAGATGGGTATCTGTGGAATACAAGGACGTTCATTTTCGAATAACCGAATGAAGTATATAACCTTAAAGAAAGAAAATAGATCATGTTTTTACAACTACGATATGGTTGATACATCAAAAAAATTTTATGTTCTTGAAGGTCCAATTGATTCTATGTTTATTGATAATTCTATAGCAACACTTGGAATGAGCGGATTTAAGACATTGAATGAAAAGATAGACGATACAAATGCGGTGTATGTTGTAGATAATCAGCCTTATAACAAAGAGGTTGTTGATACAATTGAATATTTAATTGAAAATGGCAAAAAGGTTTGCATATTTCCAGAAAATATCAAGGAAAAAGATATTAATGATATGGTTCTTGCAAATTTGAAACCAAACGATATAATAGACGAACATACTTATAGTGGATTGGAAGCTAGATTAGTATTTAATAACTGGAAAAAATATGCAAAACGATGATAATAATGAAGATGAAAAGATGATGGAAGCGTTTATGTCATTCACATCTCTCTTTTCAAAATATGTAAAGGAAAACGATATTGATCTTTTCAAAAGGGCTGTTGATTATGCAAAGACCTATACTGAAGAAGATGTAAGTGGTATTGTTTTCAATTATGTTGATGAGGATCCAAATGAACAATAAGATTGATGTTTTAGATTATGGGCATGTTGAGTTGATTTCCCATATGGGAGATGATCTTACTGTTGTAAATTCAGCACGTGTTTCTTTCAACAAGGAAAGTGAATGGGATCACCCAGATAGTCATGTCCCTTCCAATATCCTGTCAGAAAAGGACAAGAAACTTATCAATTATCTGGCAAAACATCAACATTGGACTCCATTTGCACATCCACAGATTACGCTTCGAATCAAGGCTCCTATTTTTGTTCGTGCTCAACTAGGAAAACACCAAGTTGGTCTTGTAATGAATGAGGTTTCCCGTAGATATGTTACGGATGAACCACAATTCTATATTCCAATATGGAGAAATGCACCAACCAATGGTGCAAAACAGGGTAGTTCTGGTGTCATGAAATACCCAGGAGATCTTACCCAGAAATTTGAAAATTTCTGTGATGATGCCTTGGATCTATACAAGGAACTTTTACACGCAGGAGTAGCCCCAGAACAGGCCCGTGCAGCCCTTCCACAGTCCATGTACACCGAATGGTGGTGGACAGGCTCCCTATCGGCCTACAGCCGCGTATACGCCCAAAGAATTGATTCCCATGCTCAATGGGAGGTACAGCAGTATGCTAAGGCCATGGGAGAACTAATTGGGCCACTATTTCCAGTGTCATGGAAAACATTAACAGAAACAACTAAATAAGAAGCATTTAAGGAGCATGAATGAATAATTTACCAAGTCAGTATCAGGAATTTATTTACAAGTCACGTTATTCTCGCTGGATAGAATCAGAAAATAGACGAGAAGAGTGGCCAGAGACAGTAAAGCGTTATTTTGATTTTTTTGAGTCACATCTTAAGGAAAATCAAAGTTATATCTTATCAGCAGAACTTCGTTCTGAACTCGAATCAGCGGTTCTAAATTTAGAGGTAATGCCATCCATGCGGGCTTTAATGACCGCAGGAGAGGCTTTGAAACGAGATAACGTAGCAGGATATAATTGCTCTTATGTGGCCGTAAATAATATTCGTGCCTTTGATGAAATTCTATACGTCCTCATGTGTGGTACTGGCGTTGGATTTAGTGTGGAGAGACAATATGTTGAGAAACTTCCTACAATCGCTGAACACTTTACTAATTCAGATACCACTATTATCGTTCAGGACAGCAAAGTTGGTTGGGCTAAAGCATATCGGGAACTCGTATCCCTACTTATTGGAGGTCAAATTCCAAAATGGGATGTGTCTAAAGTACGTCCTGCTGGTGCAAGACTCAAAACATTTGGTGGTCGAGCTTCGGGGCCAAGACCCCTCGTTGATCTCTTTCAATTCACCATTGATACTTTTAAGAGAGCGGCAGGAAGAAAGCTTACTTCCATCGAATGTCACGATATTGTTTGCAAGATCGCGGAGATTGTCGTTGTCGGAGGCGTTAGACGCTCTGCGCTTATTTCTTTGTCCAATCTCACGGACGAACGAATGCGAGATGCTAAAAGCGGTGCTTGGTGGGAACAAAACCCTCAACGAGCCTTGGCAAATAATTCAGTTGCCTATAAAGAGAAGCCAGAAATTGGAATTTTCATGGAAGAATGGATCTCTCTCTATAAGTCCAAAAGTGGTGAAAGAGGCATCTTCAATAGAGAAGCGGCAAAGAAAACTGTTGCAAAACTAGGTGATCGTCGTGATTCTTCCTATGACTTCGGAACGAATCCATGTTCAGAAATTATTCTTCGTGATCGTGAATTCTGTAATCTTACAGAAGTTGTAATTCGTGCGGATGATACACAAGATAGTGTTGCTCGCAAGATACGAATTGCAAGTATTCTTGGTACTTGGCAAGCATCACTTACCCACTTCCCGTATCTCTCTTCTACATGGAAGAAGAATTGTGAAGAAGAAGCACTCCTTGGTGTTTCTCTTACAGGTATTTTAGATAATCCATTAATGGGTAGTAAGGATCACCGTCTATTATCTGGAGTTCTAGAAGATCTTAAGAAAGTAGCAATTGATGCAAACAAGGAATGGTCTGATAAACTTGGTATAAATCCTGCTGCTGCAATTACTTGTGTAAAGCCTTCGGGAACAGTTAGTCAATTGACTGATGCTGCGTCTGGTATTCATGCTCGTCACAGCGAATATTACATTCGTACAGTTCGTGCGGATCGTAAGGATCCATTGTGTCAGATGATGATTGATCTTGGATTCCCCGCAGAACCATGCGTAATGAAACCAGATCATACAATGGTATTCTCATTCCCAATGAAGGCAGTTGGTTCAATTACTCGTAATGATTTGACTGCAATCGAACATCTTGAATTGTGGTTGACATATCAACGTCATTGGTGTGAACATAAACCATCCATTACCATAACTGTTCGTGAACATGAATGGATGGAGGTTGGTGCTTGGGTATATAAGCACTTTGATGAGATTAGTGGTATTTCCTTCTTACCACACTCGGATCACTCATATCGTCAAGCACCATATCAGGAATGCACTGAGATCGCATATACTGCATTATCTGTGGAAATGCCTAAGAATGTAGATTGGTCGCTTCTCAAGAATTATGAAAAAGAAGATAAGACTGTAGGTACACAGACATATGCGTGTAGTGGTGATAAATGTGAACTTGTTGATCTTACTACATAACAATAACCCCACTTGAGATAGCATCTCAGGTCCGACAACCCCCTACTAGTGGGGGTTGTTTCTTTATAAATATTTTAACAAATTATTGAAAGAAAAATCTCATGGCACTACTAAAATACTACAACTCAAAAATACATGATCTTTATCTTTATGATCGTTTAGCAACCACAACTCAGTCATCTATTCCTGTTGGATATAATCCAGATTGCCAATCATATGGAATTGCTGATTTTTCTGGTTGTTGTGCCAGAAATCGACATTTTTGTACTTTAATTGGAATTACATATGGTGTTCAATTTGATCGTGAAAATGTTAATTTTTGGAATTGTTGTGCATACAGAGGAGTTCTTATCTCTCCAAAACATATGATTATTTGTGAACATTTCCGTGGACCAAGACCAGATCCAAATGATAATACATCTGGAATTGTTCTTCTTGGTAAATCTGGTATTCGTCATACTGTTAAAGTTGTTGCTGTAACTTTAAGTATAGGTTCCGACCAAACACTACTTGAGTTTGATCAACCAGTTCCAGAAGGAGAATTTTATATTTACAATAAGATCGCTGATCCTGCTTATGTTCCTAATGGAACACATATATGGGTTCAAGATTCTAATGGAAAAATTTATAAAAGAATTTTCAAAAAGGCAATATTTGTTGATGGAAAATTAACAGCGTGGCAAAGTGATCCATGTATTGATGGTATAAATGATGGTCCTCATACAAGTGGAGATCCTGCAATATTCGTCGGTGATTCTGGTTCTCCCGCATTTGTTGTTAATTCAGAAGGAGAAACACTTCTATTAGGTTTAATGTATGGTGGACCTAATTTCCCACAAAAGACAATTGATAATATTAATGCAAAACTAAATCCTCACGGATATAATGTCAGTTTAGAAAAAATGACAGCACTTCCACAGGATTTAAATCAAGATGGAAAAATAGACAGTGTAGATTTGAGTATCTTTATGTCTAATTGGGAAGTAAATGGTGAAATCGCTGATTTTAACAAAGATGGAAAAGTTGATGCTGAAGATATGTCAGAACTTCTTTCTAAGTGGGGTAGTTATGATTTATCTTCTAGTGCAGTTCATTATACTACTACGGTTACTCCAATAGATCCAAATAATACTAAAAGAATCTGAGATCTTATAAAATAGTTTTTTGCTATAAATACTATAAAGGAGGTTCCTATGGAACTTTTAATGTCAAGCACTTTAGGTACTGTTTTTTATACTGTTGTCGTCTTTGTAGCAGGAGCACTCATCGGTGGTCCACTTTGGAAATGGATTGATTCCAAACTACCTTGGAATAAGTAAAAAAGAAACCCCCCCAGAAATGGGGGGTTTTCATTAGTTTATATTTCATAGATATAATATGATAATAGCAGGAATTGATTATTCTTTAAATGGTCCAGCAATCTGTGTATTCGAAGGAAAAGAATATTTTACATTTGAAAAATGTCAATTTTATTTTTTAACCGATGTAAAAAAGAATGCTACTATATTTTTAAAAAATATTCATGGTAAACTATTTGATGATTATGAAGAAGAATGTGAAAGATATGACACAATATCAGATTGGGTGATGAATAAAATAATAGGCTGTGAACAGGTAGCATTAGAAGATTATGCATTTAATGCTCAAGGAAGAGTATTTCATATAGCAGAAAATACTGGAATATTAAAATATAAATGTTATCAGAATTCTATACCACTTGAGGTTGTTTCACCTTCGCATGTGAAGAAAATAGCCACGGGTAAAGGCAATGCTGATAAACTTCAAATGTATCAGGCTTTTTTGAAAGAAACTTCTGTCCCATTGAAAGATATAATATCCCCAAATAAAAAAGATATCGGAAATCCAGTTTCCGATATCATTGATTCTTATTATATTTGTAAAAATCTTTTTTTACAGCTTAAGATTTCTTAGTCTTTTTTTCATCTACAAAACCATCACCATTTTTATCTTCACCTTTACCCTGAAGGTAATACCAGGCTAATCCAAATATAATTGTTAAATAAAATAATAGAGCATACCAATTCACTTTACTCATTTTAATCTCTGTCCCTGGAGGTAAAACTACCTCTGTCTTTGCATCAATTTTAACTTTTGCTGGATCTGATGTCTGAAGATAAGTGTTTTGTGGTAATATCACTTGTGTATTTTTTGGTAATATTACTTCCTGTGGTTTTTCTTCTACTAATATTTTATCTTCTTTTTCTTCTGGTTTTACAATTGCAACAGTATCTTGTTCTAATGTGACTTCTAATTTTTCATCTGGATCTGTCTTGACCCATGTTCCCTTTGGAATTTCTGCTATAGTATCTTTAGCAACTACAGTATCTGTATTTTTACTTAAAACATCTGGTGCTGGTTCTATCATGTTTGTAGTGCAGATAGATTTACATGATGCTAGACAACAAAGTAATATAATTAATAAGTTTTTCATTTAGTTAACCTTTATGATGAAATTACCTTTCCATAACCTGACACTCGTAACATCTGGATAAAATTCATAAATTATATCAATGAGTTTTTCTTCTGCTGCTTTTCTTTCTCTTTTTGATTTTTTCAAATCACCTATTATATTTGAATATTGCAATGCAGCGTTGAAATTAAATTCTGGTGCTTCAAAATTTGGTATTTCATATAACAAATCTTGAACTGGAATGATTCTTGTTTCGGCTTTTGCTATAGGAGTAAATAGTAGGCATAGAATTAGTAAAAGTTTTTTCATTGAGTTCTCATTGATTTTGTTAGTTGTATCATTTCCTTTTCATGACTATTTCTTGCTTGATTAAAATCATTACCCATTCCTGACAATGGAACACCAGAATGAACATCTATTAGTTTACTTTTCAATCTTTTCATTGCCTCTATCGCTTCTGGATGATCAAATGATGAATGATGTTCATTTGGTCTTTGTACTATTCTATCGATTGCACCCAGGTAATTCACACCAGAAGTCATTATTCGTTTACTAGCAGATGCTTTATCTTTTCTTCTTGTATCTCTTACCATTTGCCTAAAATGGTGTTCTATGTGAGAAAATGTTGAATCTGCGTGATTTCCACTACCTGATCTAAATTTAGTCGTAGTTGATCTAAGATCTTGTGGAGTTGCAACATCTGGTTTTTGTTTACCGTAAAACTTTTCTATATTCCCACCAATTCCATAATCAGCATTAAATTTTTCTTGATCTTCCTTTTGTTCGTAAAAATCTGGATTTAGTTTTGAGTAACCAAGCGCACCTTCTAAAGTATAGTCTATTGGTCTTATTCCAGAATTTGTAAGATGACTCAATACGCCATCATGCACAGTTTCGTTCTCTCTTGCAGATTTTAAAGTTACTGCATTTTTTCCAAAAGAAACACTATGTCCTTTGTTAATTTTTTCCAATGCTTCTTCGTGAGTTTTAGATCCAGTTAAAGCAGCAACATGATTTCTTTCATGTGTTCCTATTGAAGACCAATCCATAATTATTTTTGAACCATGCGGTATATCAACATTACCAATAGTCCAAGAATCATGACTACCTGATCCATTCAATCTTGAAGATAATTTACTTTCAGGAATCATAATACCATATTTTGCCCCAGACCAGTTTCCCCATAAATGATTATTGACAACACCATTTCTAGTAAAATGCAATGTTTCCCGAGGAAAATGAGATTGTGAACCCAGAGTTTTAATTTTTCCACCAAGTGGAAAAAAAGATGTCATGTGAATTAATGCAGAATGTTCTGGATTATATTCTTCGGGTCTTTTTTGTTTGTATCCAGCAGATTTTGTAAAGATAGAACCAGATCCTATATTTTCAGGAGATTTTAAAAAAGGTTGAGTATTTGGAAACTCTAAATTAGTTTCTAAAATATATCTCTTAAATGATTTCATGTTTTATTTCCTGCTGTAGCACTACCAAAATAGAACCCAACAATCGCTAATAAAATCTGGCGATTCTCTTGGGTAAACAAATATCCATTCACAGTCTGAAAAATAGTCTCTGATGTCTGTGGAATCAAACCAAATAAAATTTCTGGATGTGTTTGATTTATTTCAACAACTGTTGGTATTCCAAAGAATGGAAGAACGAATGGTGCTGCTATTGTACCAAACAAAACTGCCAAGACAATGATTTGTCGTACTGCTTTACCAGCATCAATCGGTACTCTTTTAGCAGCGGTTTCTCTTGTCTTTTCATTAAAGTTATTAATATCTAATAGTCTTTTAAAGTTTTCTTGTTCTGATTGGCGTTTTTCTGCCATATAGCGAAACAAGAATCCAGTAGCAGATCCACCGATAAGTGTTAGAAGTTCTATTGGCATTTCTTTTTGACTCCCTGTAAGACAATATAATTTTGAGGAATATCTTCTGGATTCATTTCTGCTCTTTTGACGGCTGCTTCAAATTCTTTTTTAGTCAAAAGCAATTCATATTGAAAACCATCAGAACTGACATGTGTACAAAAGACATATTCAAGTGCTTCATTACCTTTTTTTATTTTATTTTTTTTCATATTAGACCTATGAAAGTGTAAAATACAATATAAATCTTAATTAACACGTTTTCTCCTCAATATTTTTTGTGCTCTGGTATATTTTTTCTGTGCTGATTTGCTCAGAAAAGTATCTGGTAAATCATTAACATTTTCTGGATTTGGTGATACTCCAGATATTCCACCACCACCAACAGACAATTCTTCATTTAAATAATTCATTATATTTTCAAAAACAATATCTTTATCACCACCAAGTTTTTCAACATCCTCAGAAAATAAGGAAATAGCCGTGGTTAAATTTTTAAGTTTTGCTTTTGTATTTGGATTTGGAATCTGAGCAAGAAGTTTTTTGATGTTTAATATCAATTGATCATATGGATTTATTTTAGTGTCAATTAATATTTCACCACTTTCATCTATAATACCATCCATGAATAATTTTGTTTTATTGTATGGTGTGGTGATATCTTTAATAAATTTAAAAAGAGTAAATGAATTTATTAGTTGATTTATATTTGTTGATTCATTTAACATCTTTTAATATCTCTAATATATTTTTATCAATTGGTATAGTTTCTATATTTACTTCTGGAATATATGATGGAAGATAGTTTAAATGATATAAAAAAGATTTTAAATATGAATGAAGATTAGATGGTATTTTAAAAAATAGTATTCTTGATATATTGTAAGCACCAAACATATTTTGAAGAGTTATGATATGATTTAATAATAATCTTTCTTTTAATATTTGATCTTTTTTATATTTTAATAACAATCTTTTAATATATTTGATTCTATTTAAATCTTCTTTAAATTCATGAAAACCCACACAACTCGGGTTTTCATATGCCTTCATTGTAAACATTATAAAAGTATCTGATGTTAACTTTTCACCAAACATTCAAATTATTCGCCACTCAGTGTTTTCATTCCTTTAAACTTCTTCATCAGATGATTAGAAACACGCTTAATGAGTGCGTCATCTACCTTACTCTTATTTATTTTACCCATACCAGCCAATTTACGAACAGCTGATTTTGCTGCAAAGGTTAATCTTGTTGTTGCTTCTTCATGAGTAAGTTTTTTCTTACCCTTCATTACAACCAAACTTCTGAATACTGGCTCTATGACCTTTGTCTTGATTTTTGGATTTTTCATGATCATGTTCATCACGGAAAGACCCATGTCCTTTGATTCCATAAGCATTTCACCAGATTCATCATATTGTTCTTCAACTCGTGGTGTTGGAGTGTTATTTTCTGCCTGATCAATTAAACCAGACTTGGTGATCTGTATATCTGTGAAGTACATCTTTCCAGTTGGTGTACCTGTCAAAGTAAAGGAAAGATTAAGAGGAACATATTCTTTACCTTTGTCAAATCCATTCTTCAATAAATCATGGGTAGGTGTAGTTCCGAAGATTTCTCCATAACGATTGAGTTGAAAGGAATGGCTTCCTGTTGATAATTTAGTTTTCGAATTAAAATCAAAATCAAGTCCAGCATGGTTAAGTTTAGATCTAAGTAAATTTATTGCGGCTTCTGGTTCAATATAAGAACCTCCGAGATAAGCATTGACGAATGCCTGTATTCTCTTTAGTTGGTCTGGATCGTCACGGAAAAGGCCAAAATCACTATGTGCTGATCTTGGTGTCTTAGTAAGATATTTATCGAATCCAGAACCGTCAACGGTTTGTTCATTTTCAACTAATCTTGATAATAGTTTTTTGAAAAGACTCATTATGCTCTCCCTTTAGATTTTCTTGATTTTGTTATTTTTTTTGCAGCAGCTTCTGCTTTTCTAGCTTTCTTTTTTGCTTCATCTCTGCCTCTATCTAAGGCTCTGATCAATTTCTTTTGATCCTTGAGTTTTTGTGCTGCTGTTTTTTCTTTTTTCTTTGGTGCAGCTTTTGCTTTCTTTGACTTCTTGGTTCTGCGCTTTTCACCTGGCTGTGCAGCACCCTTCTTACCACCACGCATCATCATTGTTATAAATGTGGCGTATCGATAGCGAGCATTTTCATCAGTATCATTTCCCTTGGTTGCTCTTATTTTTGCTTTTACTTTTCTGCTGCGAGCGATTCTATCTCTTTTAATAATCTCAGCCTTTGTCATAGTGCCACGATTATCTGGATTTACGATTTCTTCAGAGACTATTCCAGAATTCAATAATGCTTGCTCAACACGCTCATAAACATTAGCGTTGGCAATCGCATATGCTCTGCTTTTTGAATAGCCTTTTTTCTTCATGATACTATGGGCTATTTCTCTTGCTTTTGATTTTAGTTCTTTTTTTGATTTCATTGTTTTCCTCTATATTTATTTAATATTTACATTGTCTTCCAGCAGGGCATGATGCCCTTGATCCTTTTGGACCAGCCCATAGTTTTTTACATGCCCAATACTGAGCAGATAATTTTGATTTCTTTTCATCACATTTATGTCTGGCTCTAAATGATTTTCTAGCAGCAGACGAGTAATTGTGACCATAACCTTTAGCACCAAAATGTACGATTTGTTCCTTGCCACCTTCACATGCCTTTACCATCATCTTTTTTCCAGGACTTGTGGATGGAACAGGTTTATTACATTTCATTGAATCTTTTGATTCATTTACTGATTTCCATTTTCCACCCTTACTGTTATAAATTCTAACCAATCTTCCCATTTTTAATGCGCCATGTTTTTGATGTGCATTTTGTGCTTTTATTCTTGCCCATAGAGATGGATTGGTTGGGACGTTTTCTTCACTTAAATGAGAACTTACACGTTCTCTGCTTTTTTGTTTTCTGCGTATGGCTTTTATTTTTTCAGATTTAGTCATTTGTCCCCAGGTTTCTGGTGTCTTTCTAGATATTTTTCTTGATGGTCTACACTTTGGATATTTACCTTTTTTATATGATTCACCAGATCCACATTCTTTACCATATTGATCTTTCCATTTTTCTTTAAACCATCTACGAAGATCTTCTTTAATGTCCATTGTCTGCTCTATTCTCAGATCTATCTCTGGCTCTTAAGTTTTTAATAGAATTATCTTGTGGATTACCATTTATGTGATCCACGTCCTTGCGATCACCTTTACGAACTCTTCCCATCTTCATTAATTTTCTTCTGGCAAGAACACGCTTGACTCTATTTGCTCTTTGTTTTGCTTTTGAATGATAATTATCATATTCTCTTCTGTAGTTTCTTGCTTTTTTCTCTGCTATGAATGTTTTTGCATATACCAATGATTCCATTGGATTTTCATTCGCTTTTGTATCATCAGAATCAAAGAACGGAATATTCATGATATGAATATTTCTTTGTTTACCGTTTATATAAACAGTTGTTACTTTTGCACCATCTCTCTCATCTGAAACATCATGAAGATTTATTGGACTTGCCTCAATAGTATCTACATTGGTTCTAAATATGTTCAATATTAATTGGTATCTTTCCAATGGTTTATTTACAGTCTTATTTAACTTATATAATTCACTTAAATAATTTTTGAGGTAAATATTTTCAAATTGATCTTGTGAAGATGCTTGTTCTTCTTTTACCTTTATTTCAATTTCTGGTTGTGGTGTTGACTCAGGTTGTTCAAATAGTTTTGACAGAATTGAATATTTAAATCTGTTTTCTTTTAATTTTACTTTAACACTATCTCTACCACAGAATCGAAGGCTATCTAAAGATTCTGGAACTGGTATTCCCTGTGACACTATATTATTAGAAGCATTATCAAATGCAACTTGTTCACTTATAGTTCCACAGTGATCTAATTTAAAGTTAATATCAAATTTAAATAGATTTGAATCTATAATTTGATCGATATAAGCTTCAGATATTGCATTTAATTTTACGTCAAAAGTTTCTGGATCAATAGTCATCATATGAGTCGCTGATGCTATTGAATTATCAAATTTCAAAGATCCAGTTAGCAACTCATGCAAGAATAGTTTCTTTGCAATTCTTGTACTGAATATTTCTCTCAATTTAAAATTTGTTTCTGATTTAATTTCATGAATCTTCAAAAGATTTTGTTCTATTTGATTTCGAATATCAGTTTGCGTTGTAGTTGCTGCAACTTGTGGAACTGTATTACCTTCATACATTTTTAATTTAGTTGTCAAAAGATTGCCATAATCATTTAACTTCTTCACAATATCTTCAAGACATTTCTTATCTGAATCTGATATTGAAATTTCATTGCCAAATATATTTCTTTCGCTACCCAATAACAATGAGTTTATTTTTTGCACAACTGTAGAGAATATAGCCTTAGAATTATTATTTGTTTTTCCAGCGATTAGTGTTGTATTTCCATATTTAATATTAAATTTGATAAACTGTTCTTCTGGTGCAAGACCAGATGCCATACATGCTGATCCATCCTTTGAACCTTTTGTGCATATATGAGAAAATACTACATCTGATATTGCATTATCTTTAGGAAGTGCAAAATTTTTCCATGTCTCTGAAGTAGGATAAGCCTGTGGTTGTAATATCTGAATATCATATTCAGTTATATTTCTACCTGTCATTTTCATGAACGAATCCATGAAATTTGCGGCAACCTTATCACCAAATTCTTTCATGTTATCAGAAAATGCATATTGATTTGCCTGATCATTAGAAATGGAATTATTTTTGACAGCATTCTTTGGATCAATACCCTTCATTGCATTCAATGCAACAAATGGAACCCACTTGGCCATAGAGTGATCAATTTGTGTAGTGTCTTGTATTGGTGCAGATGGCATACCAACATCTTGACGAACTTCACCAGCCGAAGAAACTTTATTATCAGCCTTTTGAGTTGTTTCTTCTTTTTCTTCTTTTGGTTTTGTAACTTTATCACCCAAAATTCTTTGAGATGTTAAAGTATTTTTGAAGTTTTCATCCTTTGAAATTCTCATTGCGACTTCATAACTCATATCAGATGAAGGAATCACAACGGTGTGCTTATCTGATTCAAATGAATTCTTATCAACAATAAGAAGTTTTCCCTTTTCATCACGGACAACCATAGCAAGTCTTGCTGGGTCCATTTGACGAACTTCTTGCTCTTTTGCCCTCTGCTTTTGTTTTCTTCTTCTTGCCTCTATACGCATCTCTGCTGGTGATTTTTCTTCACGAAGATTTAATTTTTTCAATCTTTCTGATTCACCTTTAACTACTTTTGGCATTATTTGCTTAACAACATTATTGATGAATTTTTTTCTTTTATTCACTGTGCTGTCGATTCTCATTCTTTGTGAGTATGATAAATCTTTCCAATTACCCTTATAGAGCTTCTTTTTTAGTTCTGTTCGAACAATTCTTCTGGCTCTATTTTTGAGTTGAGTACTTGATCTACGTCTTTTTGCTCTCATTTTTCGTAGAAATGCTCTACGCTTTGATGTTCTACGTGCGGCAATAGCCAACTTCATTCTGGTGCGAACGGAAGCGGCTTCATTTAAATTTTGAGAAAATTCTTCAAAATCTCCAGAACTTAACCAATCTTCAGGTAAAATATTCAAGTTTTCATTCATAGCTTAAATATTTATAATATTAAAAAACCCTCCGAAGAGGGTTTTTTGGAATCACTTCCAGGGTATTTCGACTACAAATTTAAAGCCATGGTGTGATTTTCTTTTACCCGCTATACACTCATACATAGCAGCTCTTTTTAGTTTATTTTTCTTACAAAATTCATACATGTTATCGACTGTGTATAAGACACCATTTTTATCCTCTATGATGAATTTACGTCTTCTTTCAAGACGAGTTATTTCTTTCCATCTAAAACAATTATATTTTTCTTTTACAAATTCTCCACCAAATTGTTGAATAAATCTTTCACGAAATAATCTTGATTTAGAATTGTCATTACAATAAACCCATGTTGGAGAATATTTACGATTTATATCTTCTTTTTTAAATGGAATCATCAAAATTATCCTTATAATATTTCTTTACACAGTCTGCCAATCTTTTCAAATATTTAGATGCCTTCTCTTCAAAGATTTGCAGTTCACCCGTTTCTGTTGCAATTAAAATAACTATATCTTTAATCTTTTTATTTGTGCGTTCTTCCCATAATAAGGAATATGCAGTTGCTTGCATAAAATAATTATCAATATCATCCTTATATTTTGGTTTAGTAGAACCCTTAAAATCTATGATACATGTCTTACCATTATATTTTGCTATACAGTCAACTCTACCAGCCAATCCTGTTCGTTCTCCCCACAACATTGTCTCTAAAGCATAGACTTCTTCTATCTTATCGATCTCTGGTTTTAATTGTTGAAATAATTTTAATTCTGTTTCTGAAATTTCAGATAAATCTAATTGTTCATTGAGTAGATATTTTTCTGCTAAAGAATGTATTGTGTTTCCTCTAGCACAGACTCTATTTGATTCTTGAATATTATTTTTTCTCCAAGAAGCAAAGAAGGCACGCTTTTCCCATCCAGTTACTGTTGTAACAGATGGAAGCATACCTTCTGGAGTAGAATAGAATCGTCTTCCATCCTCTTCTACTTTGCTTATCTCTTCAGTTGGATTATATAAAAAGTTATGTTTAAAATTACCACAAATAATCATTATTCACCAGATATTTCACTTCTCATTTTATTTATCTCAGTTTTATGAGGTTCTTTATTCAGTAATGATAAAACTCTTTTACGAATGAGTTTTACGTTCTCAGTTAATTCTTCCTTATTTGATGAAAATGGATCATATGAGGCGGCTATAGGCATTCTTTGTAATCCACCAACCATTGATCTCAAAGGACTTACTTGTTGGGATGCAACTGGTACACCAGGAATTCTTGTTCTTGCTGACTGAACTGTGTTTGTTGTATATGGAGCAAGTGTTATAGGAGTAATTGCACCAGAAAAATTAACTTGTTGTCTATTGGTTGGATTTATAGAATCAACTGGCCTTGGTGTTGTTCCCATAGCTGGCGATTGCGGTCTAATAGTTTCAACATCGGATACTCCACGAGCAGCCATTCCAGGATCTACTGGTAGTGCTTCATCTTGCGTTTCATTATTCGCCCCAGATCCATTCATGGCTCGACCAGCCACTGCTTGTGATAAACCGCCTAATGTAACCATTCCAGTTGGTGTACGAGCAAATTTATTTGTCCTTGTAAGAATATTTCCTACTTTTGTTTTAACTGCTGTTCCAGCCGTTCTCATAGCGGCACGTGATGAAGCAGCACTTCTACCAGCAGCACTTGCTGCTGATGATGCAGTCCTAGAAAGAACTCCTGCTCCTGCTCTTAGTGCAACTGGTACTAACCGTGCAGCAGCAGCAAGTAAAGGAGCAATAAACTCATCTAATTGTTCTTGTTCTGCGAGATATGTTTTGAATGATTTTAATTCCATTTTTTACCCGATCTATTTGATGCGATATCAAGATTTTTATGAAATCGCTTTGGCATACCTTTTTTCATTCTATTCATAAGTTGATTCCATTGACCGCCTGTTTTTTTATTAGGTGTCATGTTAATGTCAGAAGCAACGCCTTGAACAAATCCAGTATAATTTCTTACAATTTTATGTTCTGTGCATTTTTCACATGCTTCAGATAGTGGTTTCTCTCTGTCGTCAATAGAACAAAAACGATCAAATTCATGATTACAGTTTTGACAGATATATCCGTAATTAGGCATCTTTTTTGTTTCCAAATGTTCTTTTCACATTTACAACTCTTCTTGGTTGAAATTTAGAAGTTGGTTTTGGTGTTTCTTTTTTAGTTTCTTTTTTAGTTTCTTTTTTCATTTTATTTTCTCTTATAAAAATTATGTATAGTATCTACATACCATTTTTTTGGTTCTTCGTTTGACCCTATTCCAACATTCCAGTGTTTAATGAATCCATCCAACTCATCATCTGTTAATGGTTCATGAATTGTTAATTTTTTATTTTTAATTCTACCTAATTCTTTGATTTTTTCTTCCATAACCTTAACTATTAATTCTTTGTGTTTATTAGCATGTTCTTCACCACCCAAATCCCCTTGTCCATTGAAACCATATATTGGATGTTTTTTATCATGTTTTAATAGTTTTTCACCTTGTTCAAGAAATTTCTTAACAAATTCATCTTCTTCAATTTTACCTTGATTAACAAATCCTTTCACAGTTGATCTTGTTAATTGTGCTGGACCATAAGCAGATGAGTCTGTAGATACTCTATTTCTAACATGAATTTTAGGATCATACGCATATGGATCTTTTCCGACTACTCCACGATGTTCAGCAGATACAATCGCACCATAAAGTCTTTTTGCATGTTCAGATCCAAAATCAAATTCTTTTGCCTTTTCATTTGTGGTCTGTGGAGCTTTTTGAGTAACTTTTTGTTGTGTATTTGTTGTCTGCTGAGTATTTACAGGTTTTTGTTGTTTAACTGTAGATGTTGTAGGTTGTGTTGGAACACTAGGTTGAACAATTGGCTCCTGTGGTGCAAATCTACCTATACCAAGTGCCTTTGCACCAGCTGCCATACCACTTACAAGACTACCACCTACGATCACACCAGTAGCAAGACCTTTTGCAAGTGACTTAACATCAACCTCTGCGATATATTTCTTATCTTCAACAATCATTCAGATTTCTTTCTTTATATTTTCTACACTTATGTGATGTGCATTTTTGAATAAGTGGATCACCAGATTTATTTAATCCAGATCTTAAATATTTGTTAACGGTCAACTTCTTTTCTCTTTTAAGACAGCGAAATAATTTATCCTCAAAGTGATTCATGATAACCTCCAGATAAAACATCATCAGGATCTTCTGGTATTTCGTATGGACCTTGCAGACCATCGATGTTCATGTAATTATTTATTTGGCTTTGTATTTACATTACGATCTAAGGTGGTATATCCTAATTTTTTTGCTGCTTGTTCAGGATGATCACCACGATCCATCATTTTATCATGCTTATCTTGTATATGTTGAGGTGCAGTAGATATATGAGGTCTATCAGTTTCCTCAGTTATTTTTTTGATGGGATTTACATTTCTCTTTCCCTTCAATTGTCTCAACTTATCGATAATCTGTTTAGCTTTTATTCTCATATTTCTATTTATTATAAATATTTTTATGAAATTTAAGAAATTATTATCTAAAATTCACGAACAGAGTGGATCTGGAAATGCAGTAAATGTTTTACGTGATGTGGAAATAAGAAAAACTAGAACAAAAAGATCTTCACCTAATACTAAACCATATTCAGCTAAAACGTAATAAGAGGGCGATTACTCGCCCTCTGTATTAAGCCACTTCTTCTGGCTTTCGATTCCTAAGTTGATAATCTAGCCAGTAGTCCTTCCAATCCTTTCGAGATGTCCTCTTGTAAGGATATTTAATATCGTTAATTTCAAGGAAAGAATCATCTACATCATGAAGATGGCAGTAATGTGATGGTCGCACATCACGTGGATCGTTATACATTCGTGTCTTTGCATCACCATGTTGTGATGTTTTAATCAACTTTAAAGTTCCAGGAAGAGTATTAATATTAAAATAATACTTGATAATATCAGAATCTGAAAGATTCTGCCACCAAGATACAAACTGTTCTTCAGTCATACCTGGCTTCCAATTATATGTGCGATATCCATATTCTTCGTTAAGAAAGATTTGTAGTTCGTTATTCATAATCAAATGTTGTAATAATTTTTTTTAAAAAGTCAATTTCTTCATCAGAAAACATTGTATTGTCATGTGTCTTCAATAAGTTTTCTGCTATAATAAATGCCCTGCTATAAATTTCATTAGACTGAGATGATTTTCCCTGATCTGCCAATTCGTATGATTTTTGAATTAAATCATGTACGGTATTGATTCGATCAGATATCATCATTATTGGTATCTATCAATAGAAGTGTTGGATGAAACGGGTCTTACTGTTTTGGTAAACAAAGATGTCCTCAATTTCATCGTCTTCACTGGGGAGATCTTCGAATTCTTCGTCAAAGTCGTATTCAGTTTCTTCATCCACCCGTGGTTTAGGGTTTTTGTTTGGATCTTCATCAGTAATTCCTTGAGTAATAATAAAAATTGATTCTGAGTCTGACATTTTTACTCCGTAGTCATATTTATGAAATTTTCGTTTTATGATACTCATCATAAATTTTTTGATTGATTCCCCTCAACATGCATATTTCTTTAAATGTTGAATTCTTTCTTTCGATTTTTGTATCAATACTTGTTAGTTGGTTGTAGTAATGATCTGTGATTTGATATGAGAATGTTCCATCTGTATCTACAAATACATCTAGAACATTATCCTTTACCATTAGTTCAATTTCTCTTTCCATCTCAACGATGTTATAAATTGTTTGAACATAATACGCTACGTTTGTAAAGTTAGGTGTATTTTCCATAGGTCACAACCTTGTCACATGAATTCAAACCTGTCACACATTCCATACAAAACTGTCACAAATTTTTTGAAGCCCCGTCACATGTATGTCAGTGATCATCTTATCATTTTTCTTTGCTGCGTAATGTTTCCAATTTGCTCTTGCATATGACGCTGGTAAAAACTTCATTCTCAAAATTTTTGATTGGATAAGCTTTTGTGGTAGTGTAGTATAGTCTTCATCATAAAAACGGTCAACAAAAATTTCTAAAATTTGATCAGTATTGTTAAATGAAAAATATTGCACAGCAATTCTTCGATCAAAATTAATTTGTTTTGAGATTACAACATTATCTTTGTATTTTCTCAAGATAGGAATTTTAAATTCAGTATAATCAGATGACATGTAGAAAGGATTGTCCTGTCTCACAACATATCTAAGACCGTCATATAATTTCAGTCTGTTGATTTCGCTTTTTACATTTTCTGATAATATATTGTACTTCACATACCATCTCTGTTCTATTGAGTCAAAAAGACTCCCAAAACCCTTTACAAAAGTCCTATAATTTATTGATAATTTGTTACGAAATGGTATATGCAAATAAACATCATCAATGTCATTATAACTCATTTCGGGAGTCACACGATTAAGTGGTAATAACTCATTTGCCATACTATCAACTTCCTCACGTCCTATAACTAACTATCAACAAATACTATCAACTTTGGCAAAAAAAAGAGGACACTCGCATCAAACGATGCGAATGCCTCCGTTGCGACCGCGAGTGAAAGTAATCCGTGATCCGAAATGATCGACAAGAATCTTTCGCATTTCATTGGTCGTGACACCAAACTGTTTTGAGAGTGAAAGAACCGTAACCTTTTCACCCGAATTGAAACGATTTTCTGCATCAACGCAAATCGACTTGTACTGATCTGTGTTGAGATTGCCACTAACGACTGTGTTGTTGTTCATGCTCATATTGTACTTCCTTTCTCTCTTGCTGTCAATGGGGAGGGTAAGACCACCTTACCCTCCCCGACGTTTACTCAGAACGGTGGTTCATTTGGATCGACTGCGGTAGCGGGTGCTGTGTTCTTGTTCACAGGAGGATTGACAGTCTCATCAATCTTCGTGTAGAGGGAATAGAACCCGTCCTGCGTGTCACGATCGAATCGTGCGAGTGCCATCTGCACAGACTTTGGCTTGTCCTTGAACACGGAGTATGCCTTGACGATGTTCAGCAGACGACGAGTAGACACGATCTCATCAACCGCACCCTCATTGAATGACTTGCGGATCATCTCTGCCCAAGTCACAAGGTTGTCAGCGAACTGGTGATCGTCAATTCCATACTTGGAGAGTGCCTTGACGATGATCTTCTTCTCAGTACTCTTCGGTGCGTAGGACTGTTCGTAGGTGTAATCGAAACGGTCAAGGAATGCCTCGTTCATCACGTTCGTGCCGATGAATCGACCATCGTCAGAACCCTTGCCCTTGGTGTTTGCCGTTGCAACCACACAGAAGCCCTTGGCAGGAGTCACCCAAACATTCTGCTTCTTGACATACACACCCTTTCCCTCAAGGACGCTTTGGAGGCACATGATCTTCTCCGTGCCAAGGTCAACCTCGTCAAGCAGGAGAACCGCACCACGCTTCATGGCCTCGACAACAGGGCCATCCTGCCACACGGTGCTTCCATTCACAAGACGCATACCACCGATCAGATCATCCTCATCGGTCGTTCCGATGATGTTGACGCGGTAGCACTCTCGCTTCAACTTTGCACAAATCTGTTCGATCATGGTTGTCTTGCCGTTGCCCGACATACCAGTAAGGTAGATCGTGAAGAAATCCTTGGACGAGAGAAGACGGTGAATGTCCTCGTAGTGACCCCATGCGACATACTCAGGGTTTACGTCGGGGACGAGGGAGGTGCGATCACCCATCGTCATGCCAAGGACTGCTGATGCCATATTGAGCGTTGTCGTGGAAGTTTCAATCATTGTGTTTTCCTTTGTTTCAATCATTGTATCAGAAATCTCAGGGATGTGGTAGACACCGTGAGAGATTTTTCGATCTTTTTCAAGACACCACGATGGTGGATTTGAGAGGCCAATCATGTTCGCCGCACGAATAAGTTCTGCACGGCTGACAGAGGTGGTCTTGATGCCGTTGGTGCGAAGGCTGTCGATAAACTTTTGTTGTTCCGTGGTGAGGTTCATACGCATATTATATCAATGACCATGAAAGAAATCAATGCACATGGAATGATTTCCAAAAATTTTCATAGATACTTGTATGACCAACAAACAAAATGAAAATAAAAATTCACGGCAAGTCAAGAAGACTACCGTGAATTTTATGAAACCTTATCAGAAGAGAAAGTTTACTCGACCGCGATCAGGTCGATGAATCGGTTGAGCATGACGCGGGATGATGTACGCTTATCCATCGTCTTGATGAACGCATTCCGAATACCGACGTTCGACTTCTTGTCGGAAAGAATTTCGTCAAGATCATCATCCTCAATTGAAGCATTTCCCTGAATGATGAAGAGTTCGTCATGACCGTGGCATGACTTGTCTGCAACCGCAAAACCTTCCTTGTCGTAGGTACTCTTTGCCTTTTCAAGTACTTGATTGTTCTTGAAAAATCGCGTGGTTACGATGTTCGACATTCCACCACGTCGGCGTGAGTCGAGGAAGATACCGATGCTGCGGCATCCAGTAATGTCGGAGAATGCCGTATAGAGTGCGTCGGTGGATGATGTACCCTCCATCACCTGATACGTCTTCTTGCCGACAATGATGAAAGACTTCATGTAGGCCGATGAGCCACAGATGCTTGAACCAGTTGTTTCCCCGTCAGTAAGGAACACCGTATGAACAATGTCCAAGTTGTTATCCTGCTTGAACTTGGGGACAATCTTCATGGCGGCGACGACCGCCTCATTGAGTGGGGTTGATGACAACTCCATCTGTGGAGGAATGCTGTAGTTGTACTGGCTTCGTCGTGAGTATCCGTTGATCTGCACAAACAGATTTCGCATCATCGTGTTGAAGTCAACACCATTCATCCGTGATGAAAGAATATTCAACAGACTGAAGTTGTTGAAACCCATCTTGGAACCCTTCATGTCTGATGGATACTCAAAGTCAGACTTGTTGTTGTCAAGTTCTGCGAAACGAGATGTGAAAGCGTAAACCTCATACGGAATGTTCAATCGCTTGCAGAACAGAACAATCTGAAAGAGTTGCTTCAGCGTATCCTCAAGGCATACTGCCATGCTGCCCGACCAATCCATGAAGAAGACAAGACCGTGAGACTTTCCCTTCTTCATCGTCGTTTGACGCATGAAGATATCATCCGTAAAATGGAAGTTCATCATGCGTACCGTGTCAATTACGCCTGTCTTGTTCACCGACAAACGGAAACTGTCACGGGCCGCTTTCTTTGTCATGAACTGCTTGCACAGAATGTTCACAGCGGCCTTTGACTTGTTCGCAAACTCTTGGTAGTCCTTGTTTGCCATGTCATAGGCATCACGATGACGAGTGTCGTAACCGTGATAATAACGCATCACACCCTTGTAGTCAACGATAACATTGTTCTTCAACGATGGAATCGTTTGGTAGAAATAATTATCGTATGAGTTGGATGCCATTTTGCGAAGGTGGCTCTCAAGGATCTGCTGTGTCGAGCATTGATCAGGGAGAATACCCTGATTGCTGTATCCATCAAGGCGATTTTCGCTGTTCTTGTTTTCCGATTCCTCTCCCTTCACAGAGGTGGCATTACCCGAACCATTGCCGAAACCGACAGCGGTCTTTCCACCCTCTCCATCCTCACGGCTGTCACGCTTCTTGTCCTTGCAGTATTCCCAAATTTTCTTGGTCACGGCAATGACTTGCTCAAAGGTACGAGCCTGATCAATCTCTTCGATGAATGGCATCTCCTCATCGGAGAACTTGATGAAGTTGTGTCGGTATGTGCCAACCTTGTAGTGAAGGTTGATTCGGTCGATGAATCCCATCTTGGACACATCCTTATCACGAATCTCGAAGAAATCACGTTCATCAAGATCCTTGTAACCGATGTAGAAGTCGCGTCGAAGACCTCCGAACTTCTCCTTCATCAACTTTTCGATACGGGCATCCTCAACCACGTTGAGGTATCCCATAGCATGGTTTGCGTGTTCCTCACCACCAATTTCCACGGCTGCTGCCATTGGCTTGCCATTCTTGATGGACTCCTCATCCTTCTCCGTATATGGAGTGTAAAGAGCATGACCAACCTCATGCCCCACGATCATGTCGTAGAGTTCGTTGGACATCTCACCAAGCACGGGAAGCGTGAGAACACGATTGCGAACGTCGAATGACGCTGTGCGAGCCTTGTTGTCATGGATCACGGTGATATTCTCAGAAGCCAGAAGCCTTGACAGAACGGACTTGGATTGCTTGTTCGTTTGCGTGTGCATGAGGTCATTATACCAAACCACCCATGTAAAATCAATGGCATGGAAAAAAATCTGAAAAACTCTTCAAAGGTGTTGACTCACAAAGGAAAAGAAACTAAACTATGCACATGGACACAAGCACCATTCAAACGGCGACGGCCACGGCCTCGACTCACATTATCGCATCCCTTCTTGAGACTCGCCTCAGCAACAATGAGCGTGTTACCCTGTCGGATCTTGCATACGCAGGAAACATGAGCGTGGTTGAGGCTCGCAAGACGCTGATCCAAGTGTTTGGAACTCGCGTTCAGTTCAAGCGAGGCCGAACGGGGGGTATCCTCCTCACCAACTAATAGCGAGCCTTGAACTCGCCAAATGATCCTAGTGAGCGAAAGTTCACTAGGATATTTCTTGACCGCTCAATCCAAAAAGGGTAAAATACGCACATGAACTACGAATCCGATGAAACTCGCGTGTACCAACTTGGAAAACTCTTCTATGAGTTTTCGCGCAGCAATGGGTACAAGGTTGATGACGCAAACCACGTTATGGAGATGGTCGATCTCATGTTCGATGATTACATGACTGATGACCTAGTTCCATTTTGGGATGCACTTCGGGACAATGCACAGATTGATGCAGAATTCTGCAAGATGCTCCTTGAGAGCGGACTGATGGACGAGAATGAAATCTTTGGGCTTGACAATGGACTCGACAGGGCCATCTACGATATGCAATGGCCTGTTGATGAGGATGGGGTTGAGGGTGAGGACTATTGTCCTGACTACATCATCGTGAATGTCGATGACTACGACTTCGATGATGAGGTTGAGGATGATGAATGAAATCAGGGGGCTTACGCCCCCTGATTTTTTTATTGGTTTGCACTATCAACTTTCTGAGAGTAATTTCGCTTTCGATTCACAGACTTCAAAAACAACAAATACTTCTTGCCGCGTGATGAGTGTGGGATTGGGCCTGCACCCTTACCCTTACGATTATTTCGTGCCATAATAAAAACTCCTTGTCTATATTTAGAAACAGATATCACCGCTGTTTCTTGACCAGTTGCAACAAGTCAAGTCATACGGTGAATCTGCGCCTCCAATCCATGAGCGTATTATTTATTACAATGATCTGTAGATTGGATCATATAACAGATCAAGGCCAATAGTAAAAGGTGATATCATTCCTTTTATTTTACGATACTATGGGGAAGCAAACCACCATAGTAAAGCCATTGGGGAATGGGAGGATTACCCTCCCCGCACTAGACCTAATCCCATTTGTTACTCGTCTAGTCGAGATGCGGCTCAGTCGCCGCTGTCGATGGTATGTGAAATGTAGACTTCGGTGTTGCCATCATCACGCACCTTGAAGCCATCGTAACTGTTCATCTGACCTCGTTGGTGAGTCTGAACATAGTTCTCACCATACGAGTCGATCACTTCCTTGGGGTGAGTACCTTCGATGAGGATCGTGTGGTTCTCACGATTGTAGCAGCGACCAAGATTCTTGTTTGTGTAGGTGTGCTTGAGGACTTTGAGTTGCTTCGTCATGTTTGAATTGTACCCCATTTCGTTTTCCTTGTCAATCATTATCCCCAAAAATGTTGTGGATAAAGTATCGTGCGACCATTACCGTGGCGATCACGGCAACACAGATTGTGACGATGATGCTAAGTTCCATTAGATGTTCCTGAATGGGTCAAGAATTTTCATGGCTTCGGCAACACGAATCAGGTCATGACGACTGACGACAATTTCGTGTTTTTGTTTGTCGGCTGAATAAACATTCAGCGTGACATTGCTTGTGTTGTTGTCATCCAAACACACAATCAACCGAACAGACTGATCAAGTGTTGGAATGTCAAATGACGATCCCATGAAAGGTTTGTAGTGATTTGATGGATGTGTTTCCATGTTTGTATCTTACCAAGGCCCGATTGTACCGTCAAGTACAATCAGACATCTACCTTGTGTGGTTGATCGTGAATACAGGTAGACCATCTACGATGGCAAATATTCACTTTCGCACTCACCCATAACCATATAATCTTAGACAGATATGATGAGTGTATCTGTCTTGCAGCCAAAATGAACACTTTGACGGGTGTATGCGAAATTACAGAATACGCATCCCTCTGCCTCCGTTGGTGGAGGAACCATGTAATATAGAACTTACATGGGCGGATTGTATAAGTAGTTGGTTTCCATGTCAAGTACCTACAAACCGCTTTTTTGGCGTTCTGAAGGGGCTTGACAAGATTTCAAAACCTTGGTAAAATAAACTGTCTGGTATAAGGAAAACTAGGATGAAAATTACCATCAAGACATCTACAAGTACAAGTACCCGCAAGGGCCACCACCACCAACGCCCAAAGACATGGGCGAACAAGGATCGTGACCCAATTCGGGATCGTCGTGATTCCAAGGCCGAACTTCGGAGGGCATTCGCATGACCGAACTTCTTTGGTGTTTCCTCACCTTCATCTTCTTTGTCTGCTTTGTCATGTGTACGGTCTACCTCAGCGGGATTCGTTCAGATACCGCCAAGATCATTCGTTATCTTGACATCATGAACAGGAAGATGAAATAATGTGCAAGTGCAATGACTGCGGCGACGAAATTCCACAGGCACGGCTTGATTTTTTGCCTGATACAGAGTATTGTATCAACTGCTCAGACAAGCACACCTTCAAGTATGTGGCACGAATGATCTACCCACACAAGACGGGTGGGGATCTGTTTGTTGCCAAGTCAAAGGGTGATGCCGAACGACTCAACCGTGAGTATACGAGGGCAAGATGAACCAAATGAAACGCATACATGAATCCCTGAACGCTATGCTTGACGAACTCGAACCCGATGAACTCAACATGGTTGAGGATTTCATTGTGAACGAGTGTGATGTGGATGATACTGATGAGAATGGAAATTTTCCAAATCTCTTCAGAATGTTCATCACCTACAAGTAAATCTTTGTAGAATACCACCATGACCCACTCATTCAATTACTTCGTCGGCAATCTTCCCGCAGAGATTCCTCTTCACGATTTCATTTACATGGTTCGTGATACGGTTGGAGTCAAACCAGTTATTCTCAAAGAGAGTAAAAAGGGGATTGACTTTCGCATCACCGTCGATGATAATTACGTCGAGGGCTGTTTGGACACGATCCGCAAGGACATGGGCCAAGACATTCAATACCGTACTGGTTTGAGGATCTACTGATGAGTACATCAACCACCAACCCCGTGTTCATCTACCGCAATCTCACCAAGGGTTGTTGGTCGATCAAGGATACCAAGACCAACCGTGTTATCGGCCATGCGGATTCTATTCGCTTGGTCAACTGTAGGTTCAAGGTGTCTGAGGCAGGACGGCAGCGAGTCATCCGCGAACGCAAAAAGTATGTTCATGCGGGTGTGGTTGGTATGCTGACATCTGACTGTTCAACCATTGACTCATGGAGTCCAGTACGGTATAATCCGTACACCACCACAACCTTTGTCGATGTGAGTGGTAATCCCGTGCATAGTGCCTCTGCCGTGTTCTTCGACGGCAATGGCAAAGTTTTTACAGAAGAACAAAAAAAGGAACAATCATGAACTACGAACTCGTTGCAGGAATTTTCTTTGGC